GACTACAGAGACTCTTCGCAACAGACGTACTTATACGTAACGTAGGTGGTGATGAGTTAAAAGTAATCGATCCTAATCAAATACAAACAACCGGTAAATACCAGACTAACTCTCTTATAGATAGGTTTAGTAGATTATATGTCTATAATAATAGAAATATATTTAACCCGAATTTAAACTTTCAAACTCTAAGAATACAGTTATACTCTGACTATGAAGCTATGGATACAGATCCTATTTTAGCTTCTGCATTAGATATTATAGCCGATGAAGCAACAGTAAAAAACGATTTTGGTGAAGTTTTAGCTATTAGGTCTTCTGACGAAAATATACAACGAGTTTTATATAATTTATTTTACGATATACTTAATATTGAATTTAACCTATGGTCATGGACTCGTAACATGGTCAAGTACGGAGACTTCTTTTTAAAGTTAGAGATTGCAGACGGTTTAGGGGTATACAATGTACTACCTTATACGGTTTACCATATTTCACGACATGAAGGAGAAGATCATGAAAATCCGACTAAAGTAACTTTTCAGATCGACTTAGATGGTTTAGCTACTTCACAAAGTCCTAACTATACTCCTAATACAAATAAGAAAGTAATTAAGTTAGACAATTACGAAATGGCCCACTTTAGGTTAATTTCAGATACTAACTACTTACCTTATGGACGTTCTTATTTAGAACCAGCTCGTAAGATCTTTAAACAGTTAACTTTAATGGAAGATGCGATGTTAATTCACCGTATCATGAGAGCTCCAGAAAAGAGAATGTTCTATATTAACGTAGGTCAGATACCACCAGCAGAGGTTGAACAGTTTATGCAAAAGACTATCAACACTATGAAAAAGACTCCTTACATGGGTCAAGATGGTCAGTATAACTTACGATTTAATCTACAAAATATGATGGAAGATTACTACCTACCTGTAAGGGGAGGTGATACTTCTACTCGTATTGAAACTACAAAAGGTTTAGAATACGACGGAACAAACGACGTTGTTTACTTAAGAGATAAATTATTTGCTGCATTAAAGATACCTAAAGCTTACTTTGGATATGAAGGAGAGTTAAACGGTAAAGCAACTTTAGCAGCAGAAGATATTCGTTTTGCTAGAACAGTAGAGAGAGTGGAAAGATTATGGAATCTGAGTTAACAAAGATTGCATTAGTCCATTTATATGCTCAAGGCTTTACTGGTGAATCGTTAGTTAACTTTGAAATTAAATTAACAAATCCTTCTATTGTTTACGAACAAGAAAGAGTTGCTTTAATGAAAGAGAAGATTGACTTAGCAGCTCAGATGATAGATACTAAATTATTCTCAACAGATTATATTTACGATAATATCTTCCACTTATCAGAAGATAAGTACAATGAGATGCGAGAGTTAATTAGAGAAGATTTCAAGAGAAACTTTAGATTAGCTCAGATAGAAGGAGAAGGAAACGATCCTGCACAATCAGGAAGATCTTACGGTACACCACATGACCTAGCGTCAATGTACGGTAGAAGATCAACTGCTACAGATAGACTTTCAGGAGGAGGGCCAGGCTCAGTACCACCAGGGTACGAAGATCATCCAGCTCCACCAAAAGGATTAACTGACCCAGGGGAAGAGGGTGGACGTCCTAGAACAAATATGTCAATGTATCATACCAATGACAATCCATTAGGAGGAAGAGATCCATTAGGCAGCCAAGGAATGAAAGGCGGTTATCCAAGCGATAACGAGAACGTAATGGAAGGGTTAAATACAAAAGCTGTTTACCATCGAAATAAAGAAGTACTTAAAGAAATGGTCTTTAATACTCAGAAGAAAGATGAATCAAATCTACTAAAGGAAGACAATATTAGAGATTTAGGTGAATAAAGCATATTTATAATAGGAAACCTATAAGATGAAAGTAAAACATTCGAAGTATAAAAACACAGGACTGATATTTGAATTGCTTGTAAAGCAAATCGCATCAGATACCCTATCTAAAAAAGATTCTCCTGCATTAAGTGTATTAAAGAAATTCTACGCAGGAAAGTCCTCTTTAGCTAAGGAGTATAAACTCTATGAATTTATATCAAAAAACAGTAATGTTTCTCCTCTAAGAGCAGAAGCAATACTATCAACAATAACAGAAATCTCTCGCAAGTTAGATCAAGCTGCTATTAAGAAACAAAAGTATGAATTAATTGCAGAAATAAAAACTCACTACAGTGTAGACGAGTTCTTTGCAATACAAGTAAGAGACTATAAAGCACTAGCTGCTTTATATTGTTTATTAGAAACACAAAATAACGCAGAGAATGTTGACCCTAGTTCTTTAATTGAAAATAAAACTACAATTTTAGAACACTTAACTTCAAAAGCTCAAAACGAAGATGATGTAAAAGATACCTTAATCGAAGAGTATTCAAAATACGATAAAGATTTAAGATTACTTACATTTAAAATTTTATTAGAAAAGTTTAATGACAGCTATAAAGATTTACTTCCGGAACAAAAAAATATTTTAAAAGAGTTTATAACTTCTGTTAATTCAACTACTCGCCTTAGAACAATCGTAAACGAAGAATTAGAAAAGATTGCAACAAAGGTAGTAGAATTGTCTCAGAAGGTATCTGATCAGGTTATTAAGATTAAACTAGAAGAGGTAAAGAAAGCTATTAAACCTGTGTCAAACAAGGAGAAAATAGGGGATACCCACTTAGTCAACCTTATGCAGTACTACGAGTTAGTACATGAACTTGAAACGATATGAAAATAAGCGAATTAAGAAAATTAGTACAAGAAGTACTAGAAGAAGCTAACGTAACCAATGTTGGCGGTTCTACATACACTCCCGGAGCAAACGATGCATTCGCTACTCGATTTGCTTTTGGAGGAAAGAAAGATAACAAAGCAACAAATTATGCGAAGAAGCTAGGCTTTAAAAAAGTAAGCCGTCCAAGCAGACCTTCAAATACAAAATTAATAGACTATCTAAATGAAAACGCTACAAGAAAAGTTTAACGCTGTAAACGAAAACAGATATACAAAAGCTGAATTCTTACGTGATGCTCAAAAACAATACCCTCAATTTATTACTCAGTTTAATGGGTATGAAGATAGTATTCAAATCTTTAAAAATAGAGGATTGATAGCAGAAGTAAAAGAAGTAGTTTATGATAACAAATCAGAAGATAGTTACTCACCAGAGACTATTCGTAGAGGAGTTGATATTGAATTAGACGCTATGGGTGTTGATTCTGCCGGTAAAGTAGAAGAGAAAGAATACGAGAAAGCTAAGAAGAAAGCAATGGCTAACTTAGAAAAAGATTGTAACTACTACTTGAACCTTATGGCTAAAGAATCTACTAAAGTAGATAAGCACGATCAAATGGTAGCTGCTAAAGATAATAACAAAGTAGACACTTTTAACGGTATGAAGAAAGCCGAATTAAAAGAAGCTATGAAGAAAGTTATTATTAACTTATTAGAAGATAAGCAACCATTAAATGAAGCTGCAGCCGAGAAATTAGAACAGTATATTAACTACGAGAACCCAGACAATCAAGACTTAGCAGCAAGAATTAGAAAAGGTGCTACAGACTTAGCCGCACATATTGCTAAGATTGAAAAAATGTACTTAGATACAAGAGAAAATATAGAAGGTATTTATGAAGAAATTGGTTCATTTATGGCCCCTGCAGTATCTAATGCATTTAAAGAAGATTTAAAACCAGTAATGGCCAAATATTTTGCTATAGAAACTCCGAAATCTAGACGTTTATCTCCAGAAGAGTTAGAGCAGTTAGGATACTCAGCAGGTAATTCTAGAGGAGCAATGTTTTCGATGAAAGAAGGCAAAATTATAAAAAAGAAATAAGCATGGCATTATTAGTAGAAGTACAAGCCTTTAGACCTATTCTTAGAGAATCTAAGGAAAGACCTGGAGTATACGAAGTAGAAGGTATTATGCAACGTGCTGGAGCTAAGAACCAGAACGGACGTGTTTATGATAAGCAAATACTTTTACGAGAAGTAGATAAGTATATAACCGAGTTTGTTAAAAACGGTAACGCATATGGTGAATTAGATCATCCAGAATCTGCTTTAGTATCTCTAAAGAACGCATCCCACATCATAAAAGAATTATGGTGGAAAGGTGATGAACTAATGGGAAGAGTAGAACTACTTAATACACCATCAGGTAATATCGTAAAAGAAATTATTAAAGCAGGTCATACTATAGGTATCTCTTCAAGAGGTACAGGATCTGTTCAACCAACTAACGAAGGTACTTTAGAAGTACAACCAGATTTTGAACTAGTTTGTTGGGATTTCGTATCTAATCCATCTACACATGGTGCCTTTATGAATCCAATCTCATTAAACGAAAGTATACAGTCTGTGTCTAAATTTAGTAAATTAGACAACATTATAAACGATATATTAAGAGCGTAATGAAACTAACAGCAATTATACTGGAGAACGACAACAAAGTAGATCAACTAGCAGCAGCCTTAGGTAGCGAGTTTAAAACACTTGCTAACGGTATTAATGCAGAATTTGATAAAGTAGATGACCCTAAAGAAGGTCTTCTTACTACAGCAAGTCTTATAGTAGCATTACCTGCTATACTAGGTTTAATTGCACGTCTAGGAAGAAACGCTTCTAAATTAGTAAGACAAATATTCGGTGATAAACCAGAAGATCCATCTGCTGCTGAAAAGTATTTCCAAGATATGGGTGTATTAGCGGATAAATTACATCATTTATATGTTAGACCTATTGAAGCAATCGTTCATAAGTTTGTTAAAGATCCTAAAAAAGCTCACAACATATCTAACGCTATATTTCACGTAATAGTAGCAATCTTCTTAATCGCTTCAGGTGTTACAGCAGTAAAAGCATTACAGGCTAAAAATATTAGTTTAGCTAGTTTAGAAGGCGCCCTTGCTGCTGTCAAAGGCAGTGAGGTTAAACAGTACATAGGTAAGTTTTTCTAGGAATTAACCGGTTTCGGAAAATAGTATATATTTATATACAAATATACCGTTCTTATACGGTATCTACACTACAAAATTCTATTACGATTTTAATAATCGTACAAACCACACCAATTTTATTGTAAAATGGCAAACAAAGATTTATTCAAGCAAGCTATTGCTGAAGCCAAATCTGTCCGTGAAGCCGCTATCGCTAATGCAAAACAATCTTTAGAAGAGAGTTTAACTCCTCATTTAAAAGATATGTTAGCCGCTAAACT